TTAAATAATCAGGCCATTATCTCTCATGAAGTATACCATAGCTCTGTTCTGTGGCAAAAGAGCAGGAATATCCATTCTATTCGCTTTGTATAGGTTAGTTGCTGAATTATACATATCCCATGCCGTAACAAACTCCTTGTCGTGATATGCCTCTAGCATATCCTCCGTAAAGAGTGTAATCTGTGACTGATTAAGTGGATATGTAATATTCTCACGAATAGACTTTCGCGAAGTATCAGCCTTTACTCGTGTTGCTGTCATAAGACCGATGAGCAAGAACATCTGCTCTGCAGTAATACGTGTCTCCTTCATCTTAGCAATACGCTCACGATCAGTTTCTATAATATTCCGTGCATCAACAAGCCATGACTTCAATGTATCAAGCATTGCTGCTACCTCCATACCGGAACCTTTCTTGCCCTTCTCAGAATAGCTGGACATATACAATTCAGGCGATAGCATACACTGATTGTGACAAATCATCACGTTAGGACCGAATCCAATCTGAATGCCCTTCTGATGAAATGCTACGGCAACATTTGTAGTAGTCTCATCATTATCGAAATCTGTAATACGGATATTGGCATAAACTCGACGAAGGATATGCGCCTCTACCGCATGCTGACCTTTGATCTCCTCCACTTGTGGGAGGAGAACCACTCCTGGCGACTGACGGTCTCTGTTCTGTGCAGCAAACATATCGTAAACCTCCACATTGTAGCCGAGTTCAGTACACTCATCAATGACCTTATTGAAAAGGTCAAAGTGATAGATGCCACGAAGTGGATTTCCGTAAACATCATCCTCGCGGTGTGTGCGACTCAACTGTTCGAGAGTGATAGACTGAGTCTTGGCTTTCTCGAAATCAAAGAACTTGTCTTCATTAACTGAAGAAGGAACTGCTACCATATCCTTGGCATCCTTACTCAAAATTGTTGCTGTTGTCATAATCTTTAATATTTTAATTGGTTACAAATTATTTCAATGGAATACCTGCTTCTTCAAGAAGCTTGATTCTCTCTTCCTTTGTTGCTTTTGTCAAGTTTGTCTCTTTGACAAAATTCCCGGCAGAGTCTCTTGTTATAAGAAAAACATAGTCGGCATGATTGATCCAACTTCTCTGACACTCCTCACGATAGACATTGGCCTCATAGTAAGTCTCAAACCCACTCTTTGTGTCATACATTTCATCGTCGCGGGTAACATATAAGCTACTAGTCTTCATTTTTAATTTCAATTATGTACATTAATTCTTTCACTAGAACATCCTTCTCTTGATAAGGAGAATCGTACTTATATACAACTGCATCATCAAGGTATGTTCTTACTCCCTTCATGAAGCAATCTTGTAACACAGAGTTATCTATTATGTATGCTGCCAGGAAGAAGCCGTTTCTTTCCAGCGTATCACCAAAGCCAACTGCACCGAAATGACTTCTGAAAGTAGTACCCTGCAACTCATCAAATGAGTACTGAATCATAAGTCTTTTCATCATTTCAAAAAATACTGCTACTTTAATTGCTTTCATCTTTAATAAATTTTAATTGGTTCAATATATTCTGTGGTTAGTCAAAATAACCACTCTTTCTATATACAAAGATACTAATAATATGTGATATATGCAAATATACCACATATTATTTTAGTTAAAAATACTAAATATAATCCCTTGATAATCAGCAAGTTATACTCTTTATGGTTTCGTCTACAATCATATTAAATAATTTATTTTCGGATATATTAGGGTAAAATGCCATTAAAACAATATAGTATTTAGCTGTTGTGTAATTTAATACTTTATAGAAATCGTCCAAGCTTAATCCCTTTAACTTTTTGTATACCTTATTATATACATATTGAACAAGTGTCTTCCCCCAATAAGGAGCAAAGTGCTTTATTCCATATTTGTCTGTATAGTATATTTCAGACATTTTGATTTTTGCAATATTCATAATGATTTTTGGTTTTTAATTGATTCATATATTCTTTCACAGAGCTCGCCTATCATGTAACATGGCTGCTCACTCTGCATTTCTATTCCGTCATTATCGCAGATGTGCGCAACTACATGAAAGAGCTCATGGCCTATAGTGTTAACCAAACTTCCTTTGTTGTCAGATGCGCCAACTGCGACAACGCTTTCTCTTTTGCCTACATTAGAGTAGGTAAGTCCTCGCTCGTTACTCGACAATGATAGGTGCCTATATGCCGATTCAAGGGAATGGTCATTACAACCTATATTTTCTAACGCATGACATATCTCATCCGTATCATCAGAAGTGTACCCGATGAAACACGTAATACTCCACCTATACTGATCCAAATGAATCTCACGCCTTATCATAGCAAATCTTCCCAAGGTATAGGCATACCATTGTGGCAGCAGTCGGCATAGAAGCGATTGAACACAAAACCGTCCTTCTGGTCTACATCGTCTATTGTGTCCTTTACATAATGCGCCAAGCTCGCTTCGTCTTTAATGGACTTGCCCCAAAAGTCAGCCTTACACATATTCGCCACATAGACATGGTCGTAGCCGACAAGGTTTTCAAGGGTCAGCCCGTTGGTCTGCATCATTTCCTCTACCTTGTCCTTACTTATAGGTTCAATCGGCTCTTCTTTACCGCTCGCCTTGTTAACCTTGCGCATATGACTGACAGCCCAGTCGCACATCTTTTTATTAAAGTGATAACCATTGTATCTGAGATAGGCTATCATTGCATCAGGCTTCAAATCATAGACATCTAAAGGCATTCTACATTTTTCCATAGTCTTTCCTTGTTAAGACAGGTAGGAAAATACTGTTTCCTACCTGTCGGTTATTACTTAGTAGCGTCTGCCACTACCATAGTAGCCGCCACCATAACGTTCTCCGTAACGTCCTTCATCGTCGTAGTCCATGCCACGCTCATAGCGTCTGCGCTCGTCACGTCCCATGTCCCGATAATCTGACATAGGCGAACGCTCGCCCATACGACCGTCACCATGCTTCAAACTTTCGATGCAGGACATTACCTTGCCACCGTATTTAAGCATTTTCTCGGCATTCTCAACAAGTTCGTCAAACTTGTTTTCTGTAATCTCAACCATATACATAATGTACAATTTTTAAGTGTTACCATTCGACTTCTTGTTCAAGGCTCTTTGCAGCATAGTCTCGATATTAGACAATGTGCCTTTCATGCCGCTCACATCGGCTTCAAGATTGCCTATCCTTTGTTCCTGTGCCTTCTCCTTAGCTATCTGCGGATTGAGGACACCCAACATCTGTTCACAGTTCTTTACCACTTTTTCGTGGTAGTCTTTACTGTCAAGCACCTCTTTAGAGTGTCTGAGCATCGCTTCTACCTCTGCGCTCATAGCCTCACGGCTCTCAGATACAACGAGGTCTCCCGAGTTGGCAATCTGTCCGTTCGATGGCAATTGCTTAAACTCCGCTTCACCATCGGGCATCTTAACCTTTACATCAACAGTTGTTTCCATTGGTTGGGGGTTAAACTGCCCAGGCTGATATGAAGGAAACTTGGGTTGTGGATTGCTTACGTTTACCACTTGCCCTATTTTTAGTGTCGGCTCTCCCGACTTGTCAAGCACATAAAATATGCTATTAGGTCTTAATCCTTGAAACATAGAAGTCGAATTTTAACTTGTTATACAATACCCGTCATTAATTGAAGGGTGTTAGTATCTCTCTCAAACCAAAACTGATACACACCAGTTCCGGCTACATCGGCAACGGTCAGTGCTACTCCATTGAACTTGGTAACAGCCTGTGTAGTGCCGTTGGTCTCAAAGAGGATTGGCAGCGTGCCTGTTGTGCCTGTCGGTATTGCCTGTAACAGATTTACGAATATCGTTCCTCTGTAGTTGGCATTCACGAAAGCGTGGTTCTTAAAGGTAAACACCACGTTCTCAGCATTTACCTTTACACCAGTAGAGCCTATCGCTGCCGAACCTCTCCTGTTGACCCATGAAAAAGGATAACCCCAAATCATAGTCTCGCCCTCCAATTATGCTTTAGTTCCAAAAACCCGTACCATTTACGGCATTGAAACCATACAGTCCCATCTGAGCTGCTACGCAATTAGGTACAGCCGTAAATGGACTGTATGCTACTGTTGCTGTTTCGGGCAATTTACACTTGATACCTGCTACCTCCTGCTGCAAGCCAGCCAGCACTGCATTAATAGGTGCTATTGCCTGACCTACAATCTGGGAAGTCATAGCCGAAGACTTGAAGGTGCTGTTTTCCTCACGCAGAGCGTCAATCTTGTTCTGCATTTCACGCATCTCAGCCTGCTTCTGACCGTTGACAATAGTCTGTGTGCTGTCCTTGATAGCGTTTTGCAAGTCGCAAGTCTGACGCTGAGTCTCGTAAGCCACGTTAGCAAAGCCACGTTCCTGACCAACAGCCACGTTGTTGATAGAATTTGTCAACGCACCTGTCTGCTGACACATTGCTAACTTCACATTACCGTCCATTGCGGTGATAGCGTTGTTTGTCTTGCAGCAACACTCTGCCAACTGTGTAGCAATAGCGTTGTTACCTTGCATCAGAGCAGTAATTATCTGGTTTGTGTTCAAGCCCATCTGACTGCCGATGTTGCAAACTTGCTGACCCAAACTGTTGATAGCGGCCATTACTGCGTCGCTCGATGTGTTGAGGGCTGTTGCCAAGCTCTGAACGTCATAACCATTTCTCTGAACAGCTTGCATGATAACGGCTGTATTAGCATCGTTGTTGAGCACAGGAACAACGCCACCTTGCCCGTTAGGCATCATACCGCCACCAAAGCCACCTCCAAAGAAGTTGCCTCTACCCATGAGGATGAAGAGAAGCAAGATGGCGAATAGATTTTCGCCCCAACCATTGCCATTACTCTTGCCATTGCAAAGGGCGAACAAACTTGGGTCTACACCCTGCTTTTGCATGAGTGCAGGGAGCATAGCTAAAATACTATTAAGACCGCCACCAGTACCTGGTCCATTCTCTCCGAATACGTAGGTTTTACTCTCCATAATAACAATCTTTTTTTTAGTTTTCCTTAATAGATTTACTAACACTATTGTAACGTTACAGACACAAAATTAGCGTGTTACGACAAATAAAGCCATAACACGCTCACACTTTTTATTACTGCTTGTAAATCAGTTATTTAGGTTGATAGCATATGCTATCATTTCTTATGCTTATTTCTTATAAAAGGTAGTATATCCCATTTCTTCCACCATCTTACGTGTCCTCCCACGTCTTGTTGTCCATTTGGTATGTCACCACGTTTTACCATTCTATTTAATGTTGCTTCACTTACTCCAAGTTTTCGTTGTACATCCTCTTTAGACATCATAGGGTTCATTATGTTGGGTAAATAATCTTCACACAACTCTTCTATATCCTCGTCAGACATTCCGCAAGCTGTTACCTTTTCTCCGTTTTTCTGTTGTTCCCACGCTTTCATACAGCTCTCATACAGAGATTTCAGAATGAGAGCCAAAGTGTAGTAATTGAAAACCTTTCTTTTCATAGCCTTTTTGCTTTAGAAGAAAATCCTTTTGCCTATTCTTGTTTTTGTAAAGAACCAATCTGCTGTCCAATAAAGGTAGAACACTCCTGTCATAACAATAACAGACATACACGACATTACCATTTCTTTTGTTGTATACCACGACCAATACGTAAGGTGTATTGCATTGACACCGAAGTAGTAGAAGAATGGTATTCTGTAAAACCAACATAACCAAAAGAATCTGCTAAACAGTATAAGCACCATTGGCAGCAGATACAATAACACGTAAATAAATGTGTAGCTCGGCCAGTGTTCGGAATGCACGATAAACATTTCTCTCGGATTCTGCGAGAAATCCCACATGGCAAAACTATGCCATACCATTATACATATAGGTAGCCACTTAGTCATCCATTTTATAAATTTTAGTAGCCTTCTCGAATAGCTGTTACCACTCATTATTAACAGCGCGATAACCTCGCTCACGTCCATTCCATCCAAAACTGCAAGGATATCCATTTTCTTTTCATCTGTCATATGCATTAAGTTTAAATCTATTGTTGTCGTTGCAAATATAACTAAATGATATAATTATTGTGTTTGTTTTGTTATTTATTTACAAATAAATATCTCAAACTTACAAACCGTAACTATGTGCGCACATAAAATGGCATATTGTTACAAATTAAAACAAAAAACCTTGCCTATCTATCACAGACAAGCAAGGCACATCCTAAAACAATCTAATTACCTAAAACATACTTAATTATTTCTTTTTACACTTTGGCATAAATGCTGATACAGCAGCAAAGATACCAACAATTATCAATAGTACGTATTCCATATTGCTTATTTTTGTTTACCAAATGAAAATAGTTTATACCCAACACCAATGCCTATATATGGCTGTAAGCCATTTTGGGGAGTAAGCCCGTAGCCGACATTAAAACTAACTACAAACCTATTAGGAGGTTCTTTTATTATCTTGTTTATCGTCACCACCTCCCGTTTATTATACACCCTTATACTATCCAATGATGGTTCATATCCGCTCACCCAAGCAGTATAGGTGCTGTCGCAATACTGTTTCTGAGTGATAGGTATATTAACATCAGCACTATCTATGCAGATAGGGTGCACTGTATCATGCACAATAGGCAGTTTCTTGGTCACATACCTCACTACCACACTGTCCCTCGCTACAGGCGGTGTATAGGTGGCAGTGTCAACCACCGTCACCCTCGTTGTGTCCGTTTTTATCCGCCCTTCTATCCGCCCTTTGCCATTTTCACAGCATAAAACCCAATTCAAGCACAACGAACACACCAGCACACAGCACACAATCAACTTCCTCATTCCTTCTTCTCCTTTCCGCACATATCATTCTCGCCCCAAGCCTCTTCCACAGCCTCACCCATGTCCGCATCCTTCTTCTTTATCAGCGCAATAATGAGGCGTTTAATGGAGAATCTGTTCTTTACACCGTGTAGCTCACACACATGTCCCACAATAGAGTCAACTTCCCATACACAGCCGAAGCCAAGACCTATTGCAGCTGTGGTAGTATGCGTAGCCCATCCCAACGGCTCAAAGATAGCCAGACCTATCACCGAGCCAAGTATCAGGTACGTCACGTAGTCCACAGCCTTATTGCACGTTCTCCGTCCAGCTCTCGAAAATCTGAAGTGCTCCTTCTTGTGCAGACTCTCACTCACACCAAACCAGAAGTCTGCCACTATAAGCACAACAATCAGCACCAGCATCCATCTTAAGTCATACAGAGCCGTCAAAGCCTCTGCACCCATCGTTCCAACAACCACCGCACGTCCCGTACTCGCAGTCATACCATTCACCATATTTTCCATTCCTTTTCTTTATAGATGATTAATTATTAATGTCATTCCCTCTGCCACACCTACACCATTCTAACTCTCACTTGCACATACCCAACGCTCTCTTCGCCCTCGCCAGATAACAGCACCGTTCTTTCAATCCGTTCTGACCGCCGTTAATCTTCTTCGTAATCTTCACCACGTCGTCGTTGTCGGCAAGTATGTTCAGACCGTGCGTCTTCCACCACCACATCGAACTTTTCACAGCACCCAACGGCTTCTCCAGCAGTTCCGGGTTCTCCAGAACGTCACCTTTGCAAAAAGCCGAGCGGTTATAAGCGTCATAGTTCGCTCTACCCGTAATCTGTATCAGTCCCCTGCCTCTGTACTTATATCCGTCACCGTCCTTCTGCGGAGTGTTCCCAAGTTGCCGAGCCAACTTGCCAGTGTCGTACTTGTCAAAGTAGCTCTTACTCCCTTGCTCCACCGTCCACCTCAGTTCGCCGCTCTCATGCGCTATCTGCGCCAAGTAGTGAGCCATGCGCAGCTGAGTGTCAATACCGAACACCTCGGCATAGCTGTTTATATACGTAAGATACTTGCCCACACGCTCTTTGGCGGTAGGCATAATCTGCAATATTTGTTCTTTCGTTATCTCTATACTCATTTTTTTAAACTTTAAAAGTTAAACAACGTAGCTCCTAACACCGCCCCTTCCTTTTTTCTGTCATAATTTGTTTTATAATATCAAATTTCCGATGGCTTTATTGTCACATTTCCAAACCCATCATCAGGGAACACATACACACCGCCACCATATACAGTGCTAAGAGTCTTTAGCTGCGACGTACTTGCTAAAGCTGATGTACTAAGCGCCATAAAACCGCCAACCGACAACTTAGGTACCGACTTAACACCAATTGGTCTGAATTTAGTGTTGTCTCGTGTCTGTGCGTCCCAAGGCAGATAAGTGCCTTTGGCGAGATTGGTAAAGTTGTTACCAACAACTTGTATCTTACTACTGGTAAAATAACAGCCGTCCGCCTTCTCCGTCTGCGACTTATTCATGCCATATTTATCATCTGCCATTACTTCGCCGTTTACACGTGGAGCACGATACAGATACAGCGTCACGCTCTTCGATACGCCAAGATTAACTCGGACATATACATTCGGCTTACCTTGCAAGCCAAAGAATTTGTTGTTATTATCGGCTGTTATCCACAAATAGCCATCCTTCTTCTCCGTGTAAGGAGATACAAGTCCAGCCGCGTCAATATCGATAAAGGCGGTACGGGTCATGGTAGAATTTGACACGTCAAGTTTAGCAATTCCCTTCGGACCAAGGTCGTACAGCAGGTTGCCGTGGTTGTCGTAATAGCCAAGTGTGGCATATCCATTATCGTCAAGACCGAAGCGGATATTAGCCACACCCGCTGCGCCGAAGATTTGCACCATGCCATCCTCTATTCTTACCTCTATTCCGTTCTTACCTTTGGTTTGTAGGCGCTGCGCCCTAACAAGTAGAGCGTTCAGTCCGTCCTCGTCGAACATAGCTACCTTAGTGCCTTTGGTAGTCCTGAAGGTCGTCTTGTCGGCCGTGAGCATTATTTCTTTGCTTTTGATGTCAATGCCCGCGTCAAGCAGACTGCCAGCAATCGACTTGTCTTCAACGTAGCCAGTCTTCTCGGCTCGCCATTCAGTCACGGTAGCTCCATACTCTAACTTAGGCTGCGATAGATACAACTTACTGCCTTTCATGGCGCGGAACAATACGTATATAGGCAACTTGTCGCCTATCACGCGCCAAAATACAAAATATCGTTGCCATGATGATGTTAAGACAATCGCTGCATTACCGTCCGCACTTTGATTGCCCGATGCAAATCCACTTGCCTCAGTAGCAATAAGAGGTGTACCGTCGTTGTATAAGAAGGTAGTTACCTTGCCAGTGCCCTTAGCAACAAACGACAACATATACATCTGTCCCTGTTTAATCAGGTTCATTCCCTTCAAGTTCCACCGTATTGTGTTTACTTCTGCAGATGTCGCGTCGGTATACAATGTAGCATAGCTGCCATACTTGTTCGCATCACCTTCTTGCAACAAGGATGTATGCGTACTGTCTACAACAAGAGGGTCAGAGTTGTATGGAGATAAGATGTCTGGCTCAACAAGGGTATCGGTGTTGATTAACAAGTTTCCGCCTATGTACCCTCTGTCTTGTTCCGAGAGTGTGTATCCCGCATATTCCTCGCCTTCGGCTATCTGCGGACAGGCTATATAGGCTGTCTTTGTGCCGTAATAGAGGAAAACGCAATCTATGTACGCTGTCTTAGCGTCAAGCGTAATCGCTTCGGCTGCAAGCATCCATTCGTTAGCTATCATGTTTTTGGCCGCCGCGAATTCTATAAAGATATTCTTGTTTATTTCATTCATATTACCATCGCGCTGTAATATGTACACATTAAAGTCTCCATCGCTTACCGTTCCGCTGCATTTTAGCATTGCACTAACGACATACTTGCGAGCCTCCTTCACCTTAACACGTATAAAATCTACGCCACGGTTGCTGCCACTCTTACCCTCTATCACAACCGAGTTGTGACCATTGTAGTTGTTAAGCACCGAGATATAGGGCATGTATATATCGTTGCCTGTCCAGTAATCGGTTTTCTTCTCGAATGCACTGCCCGTAAGCAGATTGTGTCTACCCACAACAGTCTCGCCAACCTTCAGCGAAATTTCCCGTGCGCTCTGCTTGATGCTCGAAGTATACCGCGTCAGTTCGTCCTGCGTCTTCAGCGGCAGAGCATTGTACTTGTTGCTCACCTCATTATATTTCGACTCCAACCCCTTCTGCGAAGTCACCAGACCGCCCCACACAGCGCTCACGCTCACGCTGATAGGCAGGTCCACATAGCACGTCTTGCCGTTATACACGCACTTCACCGTCACGTTTGCTGAAGTCCTGCTGATAGCCCTGCCATCAATAGTGTCATGAGCTACACTCTTCACCGTCACAGTGCTGCCCGATATTGTAGCCGTGCAACCCACAGTCGAAGTGATAGAGTAAGTACCCGTCACCTTACTGCTGCCCTCAAGCATCGTGATAGTCGCAATGTTGCCACTCGTCACGTCAGCCAGACAATTGCCGCTGCCATCAGTCTTAGCCGAGAAAGTCAGAGCAGCAGGCGAGAACGAAGCCGACACTGCATCCTTGCCAGGTGTGCCAGTAGCTCCTTGAGGGCCACGGTCACCTTGGTCGCCCTTATCTCCTTTCTCGCCCTTTGGCGAAACAGAATGCGCAGTACACACACCGGTTAGGTCACCGCTATCAGTTGTGCTGCGGTAATATGCAATATGATAGTTGTCGGTGTCGGTGGCTGCCCCCGACACCGTGAAGATGTCACCAATACGGCATCCGTTGCGTTCACTTGCGTTGGCACTCCATTTTTCTGAATGACCTATCTCAGCATAACCATTCCATGTGGCTTCACTGAATCTATAGTCTCGATTTAAAGCAGCTACGATACCAAAACCCTGCTCGCCTTTGAGAGTATGACCCTCGGGGGTAGGGCGAGTGTTGGAAGGCATGGCTGATTGAGAGTATTTTCCCGACTGCCAAGTGTAGCCATCTTTATATATTTTCCACGCTGCGTTATATGTAGAGATTACACGATACCTACCACCGCCTCGAAGATATAATATAGGTATGCTGCCATAACCTAACTGTTTGTAGCTTACGGGCGAGACAGAGCAAAAGTTGAAGGTATCAGAATAGATGATTGTCTCTGCATGTGTAATGCCCCAACCTGAAGCTTGTGTGTCAATATGGAAATCTACAGAAAAGCCTAACTTATGAGTAGACCATGAAGGCTTGGTGCCGCTATTGAGATTCACCACCACCTTAATGCCTGCAAAACCATTATTTGGCAATCTTTCTCCCACAACCGTGTACCATGTATTCTGGTCGTAGGTTGCAGCCGACAAGTCTACCCACACATCCTGCTGCCAGTAGTCCTTACCGTCAGTACCATCCCTTATCGCCGCTATCGTTATCTGACCCCTCGCCAATAATGTTGCCATACACTTTCATCTTTTAGTTTACAGAAAAAATAAGGGTGAGGTGCCCTTATTTAGACACCTCACAAGTAAATGTACCTCTGCCGCTCACGTCAGCGTTAGCCACGGTGACGTAAGGCTTGGTCGAAGCATTTACTGGACTTGACGTACCGTTCCAGTTGGTAGCAACACCGCTGGCATTGTACTTCGTCCACTTGTACGTGAAGCTTGAAGCATGGTCGCTGTCAGCCTTCACCGTAGCACCATCCTCCACCACCTTGCCGTCTTTCCACACACGGGCGAAAAGCTCGGTAGACTGGGCACCGTTCACAATCTTGTCGCCCGTCAGCGAGTACACCTCCACAACGTATGGGTCGCTCGCATCGAAGAACGTGACGATAGCGCTGGCGGTATCACCACCATCCTTGACAGTACAGCGGAAGGTCTGGAAGTTAAGCACATCATTAGCACTCACGTTCAGAGTGCTCACGCCACCCGAAGTGCTCACGCTGCCCGAAGCCACGGCGCTCCATGTGCCGGCACTGATATTCAGCACCTCCCAAGTCATAGAAGTCAGAGAAGTGTCCTGCACGTTGCCACGGAAGAACTTCGCCACGGCACGCAGCTGCTTCGTGTTGTTGGTCGAGTCGAACGTGTTGCCGTCGGGAGTCTCAATCTGCACAGTCTGGAGCGCACCGCCACTCTTCGCCAGCGAAATCGTCTTGTAGCCGATGCACGTTGTTGTAGCCTTAGTCTCTGGGTCAGTGTATTTGCACGACCATTCGATGTTCTTCACGCTGCCGTTCTTGGCGATGTTGCTTGTGAGGTTAAGCTGATACGACTTGCCGCTTACCGGGGTTGCTGCCGCACCATCCACCTTCCACGACCATCCCGTACAAGCCGAGGTCGGAGCCTGGTCTGTAGCACTGCCCGTCACGTATACACGGGCTGTTATCACGTTAGGGCTACTTGCCGAATAGTTCGGAGTGTACACACCCGTGTCGGGAGTATAAATCTGAGTCTCGCCCTTAGAGCATTGTGTGAAACACTGCACGGCCTTGCCGTCATTGAGGTCAACGATAGTAATCTGACCATTAGCCAATACTTTTGCCATAATCGTTTGTTTGTTTAAATATTATCATATGTTACTATTAATAGTCTTTGAGTCTGATATGTACACACGACACCCGAATTGAGCCTGCCTGCTCACATCGTCACGTGTGATAAGACACGAGCGCCCCACGCCCTCATGTAGCCTATTCCACACAGCATCGTCTTCAGCGTCAGCCGACTGTCGCCACCATGACCACGAGCTGTTGCTGATAGTGTCGCTTATGTCTTCGCCATTGCGCAGCAGCGTAGCGTTGAGCGTCATTTTCCCCGAGCCGTTTATCATCACCGTGCCAGTGTCGCTCGTTATCATCACCTGATAAGCCACACCGTCGTCGCCCTTCTCTCCCTTCTCCGCCTTCATCACCAGCTGCCAGTCGGCATTGCCCTCCTTAGGCTCCGTAGTGCTGCCGTTGATGTTAGTACACAGCCACACACCGTTGCCGTGGCTCACTTGGTCATAATAGCCGTAGCTCACGCCACTCTGCCACTCGCCTCTGTAATTGACAATATGGATAATGTCACCCGTCGGCGACACCCACTCGAACGATGTCGATACAATCCTACTGCCCTGAGGCGAAAGATAAAACACCTCACAGCCCTCATGCGTATATCCCACAACACCCTTGTACGCCACAATACGGGGAGTGTTCGCCCCCGTCGTCTCCAATATCATCACGCCCTGACGGTCACGCTCGTTAGGGTTCTGGTTGCCGTCAAGCACTATTGTGTCGCCAGCCATGGGCACGTCGCTGCCCAGCTCGCAGTTGTCCTTCGCAATCTCAATCCACGCGAACTTCTTGCCGTCATACAGCTCGTTGCCCAACTCGTCAGTCAGCACCACATTCTCCTCACTCACGGCAGTCACCAGTCGCCACCACGAACGAGTCGGCTTCTGCTTGTCAGCCAGTCCGAAAGTCTGGCAGCGAGCCTGGTCACCCACACGCCACATGTTTTGCGTCGCCGTAGTGCCGTCGTCAGCCAGCAGCCAGCAGCGCCAGCCCCTCAACTTGCCAGCCTCGGCATACAGCTCCTCGGTTTTGAATATCTTGCTCCCCGAACCGCTCAGGTACACATTACCCCCGGCATACGACAGCTTCCTCACCTCCAGCTCTTGGAAAACAGCCTTGCCCCACACCTGAAGGTCATTGATGTCAAGCCTGAACTTGCCGTCGCCACGGTCAACGATGCCGAATCCCTGCTGTGTAGCCCCGTTGTAGCCAAGCGACACGATACGTCGCAGCACAGCATCCAGCATCTGCACGTTCCCCAGCACCGCATTGCCATTAGCGTCAATGCCTTTCTCACCGTCGCCCAGCTTCAAGCCTTCAATAAAGGTTATCGCCTTCTGAGCCGTGTCTGGATGTAGCTTAGAAAGGAAACTATTTCGCGTGCGACGTGCCGAATACACGTTACTATCGGATTCAGGGGTAGAATCATTAATTCCGATAACATAAACACCACCGCCTTTACCGCTTCCTGTACCGCCTATCTGCATTCCGTTTACCGTGATGGAGTCAACCTTATCTTCCAACTTTCCCAATCGACTAGTAGCTGCCTTCTCGCCTACTGTGTACTGAGGGTGGTCGTAAGGTATATCCAAAGGTATCTCCATGCCGATGATACGAGAATTTCGGTAGTGCTTACCATCCGCGTCCACCTGTGCAAACATATCATTAATCAGCTTTACCTGTTCACCGAGAGGGTGATAATCGTATGTTCCATTATTAAAGAACTTATCACCATCCATAGTACAGGTGAAGTTTGAGTTGCTGACCATAGTCTTCTGATAATACTGTTTCGCTCTATCAAACAGAGATAACTGAGCAGTAGGAATTAGGTTCGTATCTGTAATCTTGGTTGCATCCCAGTTAAACAGAAAGAACTTATCCCCAGCCTTCGGACACATGACACCATCGGGAAGTGTTCTTCCATAGGTATCATTAGCAATAATCTCGAAGTAGTTAACCTTGTCGATAATCTTGAAACTTACATCGAACTCCATGCCCATGAGAGCACCGCTAGTGAACTTGATGCCGAGAGTGAGGTTGCTCTTTATCCAGCTAGATTCAAAGCTTGTAGCAAAAGAATCTGTAGCTGTGACCTGCCAGAAGGTCTGTGTTGTCTTTGTGCCATCATCATTATCAACGGTACTATCGTAGGTCTTGATACTGCTGACTACGCTTTCCACCTTTGGATATTCGTCCTCAAACATCACAACACCTTCGATTGCCTGCTTTTCGTTCTTTACGACATTCACATTCTCAAGGTAGCCATCCTTAGCATAGAAACCGTCACTATCTACATCCTTGTTAGGAAGCATGAGGTAATCTGTAGCAATGCCATCTGTGGTAACGTCCGCATCGGCACCAGTGAAATATCCTTTCGGGATATTCCTATCTGAGCCGAATGCGTACAGTCTTGTGATATAAGTTGACTTGGATTCCGAATAGGACATGGACAGAACATTAGCATCCTGCTCGAATGTTGTCTGCCCTTCCATTTCGCAATATCCAAGGTATATAATAGAGCCATCTATCCACCATTCGCAGTTGAGTGCGTCTTCGGAACAGATGGAGTTGAGAGCATCAAGAATACTGATAGAGCCGTACTCGATCAAGAATCTCTTCTGAACATCGAAAGCCTTGTTGTTATATGTAGTGTAGTCAACGGTGAACTCCTTGCCGTTATACGTAAGCCCTAGAGCTTTTAGGTTGCCGAGGATAACGTTCATGTGCACGCCTACCGTAGTGGTGAGTTTGAAAGATGTTTCGTTTGCTCCGTGCTGAGGGCGATACTTGCAAAGCTTATTCTTCCAAGCCATATAGTAGGCATCCATCTGCATTTCGTAGTCATAGCCATCACTATCATTGTGCTTAGGGAAGTATGCTGATGTCAGTTCGAAATAGCCGAAGTCTGGTATCTCTACAGAATCACCAATCTCGAAATAGACAGGTGTAGCCGTAGTGAACTTCAAGATGATGTAGTGATGGTCCATAAGCTGATATGACAGCTTAGAACCTTCTCCGAAGTCCTCTAGCGTGAAGAATACCTTGTTATTTCTCTTAATCTGAATCATAAGCTTATATATTTACTTGTTTCACCTCTGTCACTAGGGTCTGGCTCGTTGAGTTTTAGGCTAAACTTTGCCATTTCCCGAATGAATTGGCTGAATTGTGTGCAGGAGAGATAGATGCACCGATACCACACATTAGGCTGGAATCGTGTGCGGATAACCAACTCTCCCTTGGCAAGTACATCCTCGCAGAACTTAGCATAGTTCATCATGAACGTATCTGAGTCTTTGGCGGTCATATTGAATGGAAGCGTTATCTCCCTCTCATCCAACCTAGGATTGTGCTTGATAACCGACTTCCCGTCCTTTGAGCGATACTTGTTGCTTATGAACTCCTTGTTTGGTGCAGGTGTCATGAGCGTACTGAGGGCGGTTTCGTCTAAGAAGATACCCCACGTAAGATAGGCATCCTTGCCATTTATGTAAAGTTGTCCGTTAAGCATAACTATTTTATCATTAAATAACCTCATAGGTTTCGCTGTGAGCCACTTTTGCTATTGTTGGGTATAGTTATAAGGGCCGACAAGCGAAAAGCCTATAGAGGTTAAATTTCCTTTAATCGTTTATTCATATCATCTATCTTAGTACCGAACTCGTTGTATGTGAGCTTAGCGTATTTAACGATGTCTTCAAGGTAGCTGTTGGTCATTATCATCATGTTACGGATTTCTACGACCGCCCCATTTGTTGATATTCCAGTTGCCACTATTGTTTCCATCTGTGCTACGGTGGTAACCATATTGTCGGAAATGTTCTCTCCTGCAATCTGTAAGGCAGTGAAGCGACCATTCAACTCGTCTGCGGTATCTTGCCCCATAGATGCCCATCCTCCGCTTGTTGCAGTCTGTGATGAGGATGAAGAACCAGTGTAGCCAGTCACCTTTGCCCAATCATCACGCCTCTTCAAGCCTTCCTGGACTATATCATCGTAACGCTTGTTGAATGCTTCTATGTCAGTTTCGGTAAGCTTGCCATCGTTGTCCTTGATAGCTTTTGCCCAATCATCATAGAGCTTCTTCAAGTCTCCGTTGATGAGGTCTTCCATGGAGTAGGAGAGAAGAGCCTTCTGCATCATTTCAGCAAAATCGTCAGAAAAGTCCTGCGCTGACTTACTCATATCCATGAGGTCTGATATAAAGCTATCCTTCATGCTGTCAAAGGAAATCTGCGTAAGACTTTCCTTTAGCTTGTCTGATAGCTCATCCAGCTTACCAGCTTGGTCTATATAGTCATTCAGCTTATCTGTCAAGCGACCGCCATAATTACCCTTACCAGTATTCTCTATGTGTTCCCAAATGGCGACGTTTCCGCGGAGAAGTTCCATCTCTTCTGGACTGAGGGAGAAGAGGTCGCCATTGAAGTCAGACTTGACGTTCTTCTTGATCCACTCCATCTCTTCACTACTGAAGCCACTCCAATAAGCGTTCCATGAATGGTGAGAACCGTGATAGCTTGCTTGCGCCTTTGCAATGTCGAGGTAGTTTTGATTGGTCTCCTGCTGATTCTTATAGGCTTGCTCGTAGTATGAGGTTGCCTTGGAGCCATAGGAGTTTTCCATTGCATCAGTCAAATCCTCGATGGATTGCTGCAAGAGGGTATTTCTGTCCGTGAGCCTTTCTATGGTGTCATTTACCTTCTTTGCATTACCATCTCCACCGAACAGACTATTGAAACCTCCGAATGAAAGCGTGTTGAGGATATGAGAAACGTTGTTCCCGATGCTCTTCAATGGCTTCATAATGATGTCACCCGATAAAGCATCATCGAGGATGCCCGTTACTGCGCCAAAGACAGTGTCCACGAGATTGCTTATGAGTGTTCCAAAGCCATCTTTGAGAATATCGAGGATACCAAGTATTGCTGATATTATCTCTCCTGCCAAACCGCTATCCCCTAAAGCTTGCGTCAGAACCTTTGCAGCATTGCTGTCCTTGCCGAGCAAACCTTGAATACCCTTAGCAATGGTATTGGCTGTATCCTTCTGCATACTACCACCAAAAAGCTTGTCAAGGCCAAGAATGGAGTTTCCTATGCCTTTGAGTGAGCCAGAGGTAAGACCCTGCAAGCCATCTTCAAGCTGTTGGAACTGAGAGGCTGCCTTCTGGGCAGATGTCTGTAAGTCTGAGGTTGCCTTCTGTACTGTAGAACCGAACTTTTTAACATCGTCCGATGCTGTAGTAAGATTCTTTTGTGCTAATGCAAGATTTACCTCTGACTTGTCTATCTTTGTTTGGTCTCCACCCTTCTTTGCCTTTGCGAGGTCTTCTTGAGCCTTGGTGACTGCTTCTGCTGCTTTTATTTCTCGTTCCTGGGCATCAATATAGCCTTGCATGGCTGACTGATAGGTGTTGATGTCGTCAGAGACCTTCTTGAAAATATCGCTATCCCAAACAGTGGCAGAGCCTTGTAACTTGGATATAAGCTCCTGTATGGTCTTCTGTTCGTTGACATCTGAAGTGTTCTTGGAAAGCTCCTGCAGCTTCTTGATGGTTGGCTCCAGTTGATCCTTGAACATAGCACCGAAGTCTCCGAAGATGCTTCCCCAGTCAATGTTCTGTCTGATAGTGTTTAACTCGATGGCTTGTAGGTCCTTTTTCCTCTGCTGCTGAAGGGAGAGCTTTTCGCCTTCCGTCTGAGCCTTGGCTATCTTCTCTTCATACTCCTCGGCAATGGCTTGCTTCTGCTGATAGAGAGAACCATACTCCTTCAAGTAGTCGCGCATAGAGGTGAGGGCTTCCTTGTTGACCTCATCAAGCTTCTTGTTGTATTCTTGGGTAGCGAGGTCTCTTGCCTTACTGAGAGCATTAGACTGAGCAGAGGTAAGGGCTTCTTTCTTGCCAGCTTCCTTGTTCTTCTTCTTGAACTCGGCTTCCTGCTTGCCTATCTCAGCCAAACGCTTTTTGTAGTCGTTGTCTATCTCCTTGAGCTTCTTTTCTGTTCCCTCTCGCATGAGGGATATGGTGTCGTCTGTATTCTTTTGAATGAGTTCTTTCAATTTCTCGTTAATCTCTTCCTGAGCCTTACGTTGATTTTCGACTTTCTTCTTAGCATTTGAAAAAGCTTTGTTTGCCTTGTTACTTGCAGCAGAGATAGGACCCCAATACTTTTCATATACCTTCTTTTTTTTATCGAGGTCTTCCTTTTTCTCCTCCCATCCCTTATTAGAACCTTTCTTTGCCTCCTTTTCTGCCTTTACGGCTGCATAATAATCTATCTTTGCTTGTTTCTTAGCGGCAGCATAAGACTCATCTTTGTTAGCTTGCTCATATTTACCGGTAAGATAGTTGAAACGACCTTTAGCTTTTTTGGTCTCTTCTTCCAACTTCTTCATCTTGAATTGGATCTCTACAGGTATAGTAAATGTCCCTTGCTTCCATGCTGTATTTCTCCAACGTTTTATGTATTCAAGCAGTTCTTGGTATTTATCGAGAGCCTTTTGTTTTTCAGCTGTGAACTGGATAGGATGATCTTGCTGCTCTTTCCTTAGTTCGTCTGCTTTATATTCCAATTCCGATATTACACGGTCCGCCTCTCCTCCGTCGAATGGGATTTTTGTAGGATTTCTTTCTATGTCGTTTTTCATTGCTAAAGCAAAGTTGGATAGATAATCCAGGCTTTCCTTGCTTTGTTTATATTCACTTTCAGCAAGCTTTATTTCAATTTCTGTTGGTGTTGACAATTCATCCTTGGCTTTCTGTATCTTTCCGAGTTCACCTTCAAGCTTTGCTATGTACTCTAAGATGGAATCGTTAAGCTTATCTGCCTTATCAAGTGACCAAGTGGCCTCTATACCATAGTTTTCTTTTAGTCCTTGGACAGCTGTACGTCTTGCATTTCCTGCTTCTGCTGAAGCCGAGACATTTTGAAGTGCCTTTGCATATTCTTGCAGCTGCCTTATTTGTGCTTTTAAACCTTCCTCTCGTTCACGGTCTGTCATTTCATTTAGTTTACTGTTGAAATCTGAAAGGTCCGTATTTTGGAGCTGTTCAACGCTTTGGTATATCTTGCCTAATTCTGGAGCTATGCTTCCTAATTCGTCGAATGCAAGTTGTTTTTGCAGTTTCGTAGAGCTTGCATCTTGTATTGTGTTAACAAGTTCCTTTATTTTTTGTTTACGGTCTTCTACCTTCTGATTGAACTCGTCCAAGCTTTTATTCCATGCTTCTTGAGCTATTTCTGCTGCTGAGGCTGCTGTAGAGAATTTGTAGATGGCATACACAACGCTCGTTATTGCAGCTGCCAATAATACATATGGGTTAGCAAGTGTAGCCATTGCGGTTTCTTTTAACGCTGCTGTTAGGCTTTTTTGTGCTAATGTCAAGAATTTGGTTCGTGCTGCTGCTACCGCTTCTGCATTGGAAAGGTTTATGCCAGCTGCTGCTGCAAGTGTTTTCTCTACTACGGCTTGTTGGAGTATACGGTTGTTGAGTGTCTGGAGAGCAGTTACTGTCATGAGAACAGCCTTATATGTTCCGTATGCTGTTGCTGCCACCATTACTACCTCAACAACATTCTGCCAGTTCTCTACAAGAGAGGAAACAACATCAAGACCTTTATTGATTATGCCCTCTTGAGACTTTCCAAGCTCATTGAACTTCTGCTCAATTGCATCCTCAATATTGCTTATCTGACCTGTTATCGAGCGACTTTGAGCCTCCATAAGACCGCCGAATTTACTTCCTTCCGATGTCATATTCTGCATAGCCTTAATGAAGATGTCACTTGTTACTTTGCCTGCTGTAAGCTGCTCTTTAACCTCTGCTATTGCATTGCTAACATCAAGACCCATAACCTTTGCAAGCTCATCTGCTATAGGGATACCACGGTTAAGGAATTGGTACAAGTCCATTGTGTCCATCTTTCCTTTTGCTATAGTAGTACCGTAAAGCATTACCAATTCTGATAAATTCAAATTCATTCCAGCTGCTACATCACCAAGCCTAATGAGAGTATCGTTTACGTCTTCCGCTGCCACATTGAAGGCAAGCAGCTGCTTTGCTCCCTCTGTTACGTCCTCAACACCGAAAGGGGTTATAGCCGCTGTATGTATAATTTGCTGCAGTAAATCATTCGCCTTCGATTCACTCTGTAACATTGTCTTGAATGCTATCTCAGTTTGCTGGAATTGGCCTCGTACCTGAATCATCTGACTGACGAACTTCCCTATGCTCCATCCTCCAACTGCAATATTAGCAGCATTCTGTATTTTGCTTATAAAGTCGTCTATAGATTTACCTTCAGACTCAACTTTCGCTGCTGTCTGATGAACAGCATTCTGAATATCCCTAAAACCAGATATGACTTTAAAGGTTTCTATTGTAGTATCAAACTTAAGACTTGCCATAGTGTTCTAAATTTCTTTGGATTTTCGGTCTAACCCCCGTGATTTTTGAGACCAGTGTTCTAAATGGGAACAAACTCACGCCTGTGCGCGTAAGAGGTCGGTTATTCGGGGTTGTCTTCACTTTCTCTTACCGCTCTCATGACAGCTTCTCTATTGTTACCATCTATGTAATCCCCACTTGTTTGTGGTACTCGGCATCTTCTTAACTCGTTGTCGGACAGATAGATGGATGTTACTTTATCTTTCATCATAAGAGTTAGGTTTGCGTATGATATTTCCCATACTACGTAATCGAATGTCCATCCGTACCTTTCACACGCGGCATCTATCAAAGATCCCCATATAGACATTCCTCCGAAGATATATTGGTTTTTGGTGTCTTTTGCTTCTGATACCTTTGACATTCTCTCTAATTCCTTCTTTATTCCAGTATGTTTTAGAATATCTTCAAGCGAGTTGTCTTTTAGTATTAGAATTAGGAGTGTTGATATATCTTCGTCGTCTGTTTCCTCTATGGTCTTCTGCAATGTGTCTATATGCTGTTTGTCTAATATCTCCTTCTTTCCTTTTGATAAGTGATAGGCTATTATTCTACAGCATGTCTGGCGTTTGTGCTTCACTAATCTCATTGTTTCGAGTAGCGGGTTTTCCGACAAGTGTTCTTTATCTATCTCCAGTGACTCTATAAGCTGTGATGTTATATACATCACGCCAAGTGTTTGTGGGTATAGACATAAACGTTGATTGCCAATAGTGCATCCTATTGGCATATCTGTTAATACATTTGCTATGATACTTCCTAATTCTTTCATGCACCCAAGACAGGATTCGAACCTGTGCCTCTAAACCATCTTTTAAAGGTCATGGATTTTGGTTAAATTGACCTCGCTCTTCCGCTGAGCTACTTGGGTTTTCCGACTGATAATCAGCCTGGAGGGTATTATTCACCGCCTGGGTAGATTTCTGTGATATCGCCTTGTTCCTTTCCTCCTGCTGGATGCTTGAATGTTAAGGCATATTTATCCCCAGTACCTTTCTTTGCTGTTATTACACGCCAACGGTAAGCACAATATACTTCCTCTCCCTTCTTGTTGGTGGTCTTTGCCACTACATCGCCATCTGGAATGAGGGCTGAGTGTGTGTAAGTAATAAGAGCACCGTCTGATGTAGTGTATGCTTCTTCTGCACCTACTGTGGTATTCCCCATGTACACTCCAGGCAACTCTGCGTCTTCCGGCTGTACGGCTACCCTGTAGTTCCCTTCTACTACACCGTCGATCGTCGGGAATGGTTGTGGAACATTCTTTTTGATAAACATCTGATAGACTAATTCGTAGGTTGACTTCTTTGTCTTACGGTCTACAGTTCCGCCTCCCTCTTCGGTCTGAGTCATTGTGTCACCCTTAGTAGGATTTACCTGTGTTGTGTCCTCCTTTGGTGTATCAAGCTTGTCCCACTCATTCTTAGTCGAGCCGACAGGCTGAACGAAAATCGAGCATTTGCCCCATGATGTTACTGACATATTGTTAATCGTTTATTGTTTTATATTCAACTTGATTATTAATAACATGTTCCCCACTATTGGTTGGGTATACACGCTGGCTTATTGCGCGTGCTACATACTGGTCCGTGCGGAACGATTCCAAGAGACTCCAAGACTCTTTACATAGCTCTTCAACTCTTAATGTTTTTTCTTCGAATTGTCCTTCTACATCTTCGTCTTGAACGTATATATTCACATTGATTATCGCTACTTGTGTCTGTACTCCTTCGTTGGATAGTATGGAAATTACAATGTCTTCAGAATGCGACTTAGCAGGGCGTCCCTTTTTGCTGAGAACACCAGACACATTATTTACCAACTCAGAATCTTTCATATAGTGATAAATGTCTGTTCTAATAGCACCGTCTGACTTCATAATTTCCATGTGTTTATTTCTCTTACTGTTGCATCTATAGCTGTCTTCACCCTCTGTTCTACTTGTGATAAAGCCCATGTCTTAGTTGAAGAAAGGACATCTTTGCTTTCCAAAGCTTCTACTTCACCGGCGTATTCCATAGCTGCTACTACAACAAGAGCATATACCCTTGAATACTCTTTAGCTAAGTTATCTATCATCTTTTTACCTTTAACAGTACCTTCTGTGCCTAAAAGCACTTGAGGAAAAGCAGACGACATAAATTTACGGCCTTGGTCAAATACAGAGTAACCGATAGAGCTACGTAGATTGCCTGTATGGTCTATCCAACTTTCTTTCGAGGAGCGGTCTCGTATTCTGACAACACATTCTTCTCCAAGTTTTGTTAAAGCTTTCAATACAGACTGCTGCAGCCGCTTTGCTGCTCTATCCAAGAAAGACTGTAGATCAGAAGCTTTGGTTGTCATTCTTATACCCATAGTTTACACTGAAGTTGATAACGATGAAAACCTTTTACTTTCAATATGACTTCATCTTGTCCTAATACATTGAGCTTCACAAAGTCTCCATACTCAAACTTCTTTACTCCAACAGGCATATTATAGACACTATAGGAATAGTAATCCATCGAACCGTCAGGAATAACAATTTTGTTTGCTTCTCCTGCCGGCACCACATCACAGTCACAGCAATACTCCCACTGTAATGTTCCTGGATGGTAATCACCATTTTCGTCTGTGTAACCACTTGTCTTTTTCTGGCGATACAGCTTTGATGCGCGGAAACTTAATAAACTCATCAGCAATTTATATAAACAGTTGGTTTGGGCTTTAAAGAAACTTCTTCTTCTCCTATTGACAAATATAACCGATTAGCCTGTGTCAATATCGTCTTTCTTTGGTCTTCTGACAATGAGCCTATCGATTTGTCCGATTCGGAAAAACTTACAGTTTGAACAAGAGAAAGAAGACAGTCGGCAAGAGCACCTTTGTAAGAGTCGCTTTTGGAAACTTCACTACTGAAATTATCTTCCATTTCGAGTTCGCGCTTTATGCAAACATTCTCCACATAACCGAATGGAATAGGTATGTGTATCTCATCAATAAGTGCTTGTCCGATTGTCTTCATATTTTTTTTAAGTTGTTGGTGTTACATTTGTTTTGAATTGACCCTTCTTTACTGGTGGTAGCTCATTGTATGCTTCTACAATGTCAGCATCTGAGGCATCAGAAGGTAAACTTGCACCAAGGGCATTCAGACCAGTGATTGCTTCGTTCTTTTTATAGGTTTTATCGCCTATTGTTACCTTCTCGTCTGATACGTCTTCTGCTTCCTTGTCTTTGTTTACTTCAACATGCTGGTCTTCAACTGAAACGTCAATCTGATATATGGTATCAACGTCTTCTATCACAGGTAGACAGTAAGCCTGAATTGCTGTTGTCTCCATTAGTGGGTCGGTTGTTGAATACTGAGATATGAGCTTATAATCAATCTGTTGGTAAACAACACCATTGACACGGTTAGTGGCTTCTGCTACCTGGCCGTAAACGAGGGCTCCAATCATCTGACTACATACACCGATAACCATGTTCTTATTCCAAGGCTTAACACTTCGGCGTACACCATCCTCTTCAAGACGGACAGTACGGTTGATAATTCGGAATGTTACACCTGTCTCATCAGTAAATGCTTCTTGGAACTTACTTGATGTAGGAGTTGGCAACTTGGTTGTTGAATCATATGTCTGACCATTGTATGTGGCTACAAGCTCCTTGGCTGAATCTGTCTTCTTTAGTGCGTCAAAAGTGGTTTTTGCTATCCAGAACTGGATAATTGAATTTCCATCATTTGAAGCTCGCTCTATTGCTGCCTTCAGGTCGTCAACTGTTAGACCTACACTTTTATTAGCGATACCGAGCTTGTTGTCTTCAAGATAGTTGTAGCGAATGCGTAACAGCTCTTTTGGATTGTCGTCGTCACGAACTGCAACAAATCCGTTTGATAAACCATATAGGAGTGCGTACTCATTACGCTCATCAACACCGACAGAACAAGCTACCGGGTCTTGGGCAAGCTTTCGACGGATTTCTGCTACTTGTCCACCTTGTGACTCCATGATACGAAGAGAAAGTATTTCCGACTCTTTTAGGTGCTTCTTCATACCAATCTTAGGCAGCTTTCCACTCGCTACTGAGATTCTATCTCGTGATTTCAGTGGAACTGGTGAATCAATGGCTACATAATCAGCGGCAACAAAACTTGTATCTACTGTGTCTGTCTCCCATTTATTGTCCGTTGTAAACACTCTGCGTAGAATCGAAGTGTCCTTATGAAGATAAGTCATTTCGTTCTTACGCTTACCGTTGATCTTTTCAATGAGCGCCTTCAATTTAGGAAAGAAGCTCAATACATACTTTAAAAATAAAGAACTCTGCATAGTTATCCTATTTTGTCATGTCCCCACTGTATTGTTGGAACCGCTGTTTTAAAGGCAGACTTTATAGATTCCACAGAATAAGGCACTGCCTTGTCATTAACCTCTCCTGCTGTCATTACTCCTACATGTGGAGTGTCTTTCGGTGCCGTAGTAATGCAAATACCCACGTATTCTGCATCAGATGGTAAAGAAGCATATGCACCTGCGCTTATTGGCATAGGCTTATACTCACCATCAGTGGTACTTCGAATAATTACATGTCCACACTTGATAAAGGGTTCGTCAAAACCTGTCATATCAAGAATTACACCTCCCGTGATTCCGTTAACGTAATTTCGGATTACGACAGACTCTTTGCCGGAATCAAATACTTCTGCGTTACTTACTCCGTACATACATTTTTAATTTTTAAAAAGTTTCTGCTAATTCTTCTATGTCATTGTCACTTAGAACTTCTGGCTTGTCTTCTTTATCTTTGTGAACTGTCTGGGCTGATGATGCTCCAAGCTTTGCAAGTCCAGCATTTGCTCTCTCTTGATTAAGAGCTGACAAGTCTTCAGTTACACCATCATAGAAATCGTCAAACTCTGATTCGTTCTCAAAACTCATTCTGTCAAAGTTTTTGAGGACGTTCTTACCGAAAACACCAGTATCTTTGAGCAAGGCCTGCAATTTTGCACGTCTTCCGTCTGATACACGTTCAGACTTCAAGCCTACTAATTCTGTCTGTATGGCTTTATTCTGCGCAATGAGTGCCTGAGCCCATGTGGGTATTTTATCGGCTTCTTCTGATGGCTTATTTGACTTTCCTTCGCCGGCTTTATCATCGTTGTTATTTTCGTCGTTATCGTCGTCGTTGGATTTGTTATTCTTATAGTTCTGAATAACACGATTGGATGCTTTTTGGGCAATTTTAAGATAAGGAACTACCGAATCTACTTCCGCTGAAATCTTTTCGTTAATGTCCTCTTCTGAGGCTTCTTCGTCAAGTTCAAGGTTATCGGCAATGTCTGCGGCAATACCCTCCAACTCACTTGAATTGAACCCTAACGCCTTACATTTAGGTTTCAAGATACTTAGTACCTGCTTTGTTTTCTTTTTCATTTAATTTTGATATTTAGTGATTAACCAATAAATATCCCAGTACGATGTTGCAGCTAAGTATGGTGCAAATATATAGAAAAAGATTTGACTATCAAAGAAAAACTTGTAAATAAGTCTCTGATAATCAAATCTTTGTATGTACATACAAATCATTTTGAACAATTAAAAAGATTTGGAGTATCTTTATTTGGTGCAATAACTCTTACGTCATTTATTCTTTAATTTTAATTTTTTGCATCTGTTATATATTGCATTCTCGTCAACACCAATTTTGGTAGCAATGGCTTTTGCAGTAAACTTTCCATACATACGTTTTATTATATAGTCTTCGTCTGGTGTAAAGATATGGTTCTTACTTATACCTAACGCTTGCAACTTTCTATGCACTGCCCAATAATTTCTACCAAGATTGTCTGCCAATTCTTTTGTTGACATTACGAGAGAATTTACTTTTAAATACTCTATTTCTTTTTCTGTGAAATGTTTACCTCTACTCATTACTCTTTATTTTTATATTCTTTACACTTGTTTGCTAAAAATGCTTCTAACTCTCGTTTTTCATGTGCTACTCGCTTCTGAGATTCAAAGGTTAGCTTTTTTACAACAAGAGTTCTTCCTTGTTTGTTGGTACCTGGAATAATCTCTACTTTACACTCATACTTATCTTTAAGCGGTATAATGCCGAACAATCTTCGTTCTGTACATCGTGTTATCGTACCTTTCAATAATACTTCTCTTGCTTCGAACTCGATATTTGAGTGCAATCCAATTACGCCTTTCTGTATTCTGTATATTATTTCTCGTTTCATAATCTTTCTATTTACGATGTTCCTTATTCCATTCTTCTGCAAAATCTCCCATACTTTTAAAAATGCCCATCAAAATAAGTGCACATATCGGTTCTGTTGTAGAAGGATTAACTATCTCAAGGTGACTGTTATCATCAGATACCTTTATCTCTACTGTTAGAGTTGTCTCTTGCATAAAACTTATGTTATTATTATATCCAAATCACTGTACCAGGGTGTTTTCTAACGTACTTCCTCTGCTTGTGACGTTCGCGCGTCCACCATCTGACAATTGAACCACGATGCCAATACTTACAATGACCTTCCTCCTTCATGCCAATACGGATACATTTACGACTTGTGCCGTAAGGTCGGTAAGCTTTAACAAACTTCTTTAGAATGCGGTGTTTCATAAGGTTATTCGTTGTTGAGTTTCAACTTCTCCTGCAACTCATTATCGTGAACGGAGCCTACGACCTCGAAGTCTTGCATATAGTCTTGCGTAAAAGAATGTCCGCACGCATTACCTGTACCTTTGTTTCCATTTATTGTGAGATAAAAATCATTTATTACGAAACGGGCTGCGTAGTCTTCAAAACTGATGATGCCGTACACTTCATAAGGGGTGTTGATTATGTCGTACAGAACACCGCCCGCCTTTAGCAATACATCACCCTCGTAGATCTCCTTGCCGTTCTTGTCTAAGAAGCCAGTGAACTGCCCAATAGTCTCAGAATCCACCTCATATCCACCAACCATAGTGCGAGGTTCTAAGCCTGTGGTTGTAACTCTTTGGTTGTGAACCAAGTCACCATATTTCCAAGTGTCAGTGAAGACATCTTTACCACGAAATTTAAATATTCTTTTGTTCATATTTATTTACTTAAGTTCTACAGGATCATCTTCCCAAGACAATTCTCTTCCAATAAGTTTACTAATAGTACCTTTAGGCAATTCTATTGAATGTCCTTGATAATAGGCATCACCTGTATCTTCATTACGCCCATCATGTTTAGGATACCATTTTCCGTAGTTTTCACCAACGTATGTACCCCATACATGATCTCTATCTTCCTGTGTATTACCTCTGAATGGTTTTACATCGAAAATCTTTTCTGCACCATCTTTATCTATTGCTACCCATGCCATAATTATTGATATTTATTTTCTATAATTTCAAAGTCTACCATATCTCCATACATGGCTTCCATTACAAGCATACCAAAATACTCACCAAAATGTTTGGCTATATTTTTAGTCGCACAACTTAGAAATCCAATGTCAATATAAGCATAGCCAATGCCAGTGAAAGAATCAAAGTGACCTAAACCTTCATTACCTTTCATAGTATCTCCACCAAGAACATCATAGATAATTCCTTCACTTTTAATTTTACCTAATTTCTTATACTCACCACTTTTTAGCTCATACTTAAAAGTGCTTGATTCTTTTGTAATAAATCTAAAGTAAGGATACCAAGTTGTTTTCTGTCCATCTGCATTTTGAACAAGGTGCATATTGTAGTCGGTGTTAAGTACTTTTCTTACAATATTCAACATGAACATTGCAGCAGAAGCCTTAGAATAATTTTTGATATTGACAATCATATTATTTATTGTTATAGATTGTTCGGGAGTATAACCTAAAGCAGCCAAAGCATCATCAAAGCTTTTGATTTTTGTGAAATCAAAAGCATACATTTCCTCTTTGCTGAATGCTTGAAGTGCAATCTCTTTGAGTAATTTATTATCACTATTATACCATTCCTTTGCTTTTTCAAGAGTAATTGTTATGTTTCTTTCCATATTATTTGTTTTCTAAGGATTCATTATAGTCTTCTACATAAGGACAAATGATTACTTGTCTAAAGTATCTACAATCATTTTTGAACTCACATTCATCGCAATAACACCATGCCATAATTATTCCTCCTTTATGCCGAAGGGCGTGCCATCGGCAAAACCCCATCTTTTAAATGCACAGGCGTATTGGTCTATTACTTCATTTTTAGGTGCAACGCGTTGCAGAAGTTCATACTCTTTAGTTTTCTTGTTCGTTATCCACCCAAATGGTTGATGCTTCTGCATTTCCTGCCAACACTCGTCAGCATTGGTGAATGGGCGGTACTTGGGTTCTGGCTTGATGCGGTATCTTAGCGGATTTAAATTAAAATCAGCATCATCGCCCAGATAACGCCAATCAATATCTTCTTGTACCAGTATAGTTTTACCTTCTGCGAATGCCTGTATAATAGGCAAAAGCTCTTTTGCTTGTTGTCTGTCCATTATTGGTCCTCCAATTCTTTAAGACAAATATATACATCTGTAAATGTAAAGTTTGTCAGTTTTTTATATCTATTTACTATATCTTCTACAAGATACCATTTGTCTTTAATGATAACTTTCTCACCTATACGAGGAATATTATTGTAAGGGCATGTTTCATATTGCAATATGGAGTTTTCCTCATCCTCTTTTTTATAAAAAAATACATTCATAACAATCCCTCCATGTCAATTATATTCTCCATCATTTTATGTCCTCCAAAAAATCAATGTTAAGTTTATACTTCTCTTTTACTTTCTTGAATTTGTCCAAGAGGAAAGGATTTTGCAAGATTGCGTCCTTTACTTTCTGAACTGTTCCATTTTCAACTAATACGATAGTCTTACTACCTGGGCGTTCATCATCTGGAGAATAAGGGACACCGAAACCAATATAAGGAATACCATTTGTTATATAACGGAAAAAAGTTCCTGTAGCTTCATTTAAAAACTCGTCAGTTATGATTCCGTCTATCTTTTCAAAATTCTTATCATCTTTTCGTGTAAGATGAAAGTTGATTCCCAAAGGATAATGCCTAACACAGCCATCAGTACCGAAGTATATTATGCGGTTTGGTTGCTTATTATGTTTTACTGGTTGCTTAAGACCAATGTGTGAAAAATCAGATGTTGACATAGTTACAAATTTTCGATTTTTTCTATAAGTTGTTTACGTGAAAGTCCACTATAGTAATATTCACCATGTACTGTTAGGACGGAACTATTTTCACCGCACCAATCATGGATTTCCTTGATGTCTGATACTGGAATACTAACAGTATCGCGTGTATCAGAAATTACTTCTATAAACTTCATTGTTCTTCTTCCTTTCTTGGTTTTAAATTTTCACAACGGCATGTTGCTTCTCCGAAATTGATATTGGCAGGAAAAAAGTGATAATAGCTACAATATCCACCATATAGGTCCGCATAAGGACAGCGCGGACAATCCCCTTGTATTACATTCTTCATCTTCGTTTATTTATCTCTCCCTCCCTGCTGTCACCAGGGAGAGACAGGTTAATTATTTCTTCTCATTATCAAGGTTTAAAATACGTAAATTGAGAACTTTCAAATAGGTTTGCATATACTTTGCTTGCATTCCAAGCAATGCTGCCTGTTTTGCACCAACCTTCTCAGCTACTTTATTAAAACCTATGTTGGTAAACGAGCATAACTTCTGATAACGTTCATTCAGTTCATTGCGCTCAATACGTAAACGTTCAATGAAGGTATCTGATGGCTTGTAAGCCTTCTCAAATGGCTCGGCAGGAGACCATGACTGATAGCCATCCTCATATTCAACAAGGTAGCCAGCCTTGTCTGTTTCACACTCAGAAGGTCTTACGCCTTCCTTCAAGAACTTGCGCTCGTAGGCTTCACCCATAGTCATAGGCATTGCCTTTACTGTCTTAGTACCAATATACAGTTTCATTTCTTCTTTGTTCATAGTTGTATTTGTTTATTAATTATTTTACCCCATAAACTTCTGGCAACTTGCAGATTACATCACCTCCGTAACTACCCTTTGTTAACTCAACAAACTCACGGACTGTTGTGGTGCCATCAAGGTTTATACCCTTAGATAGACAGAAACTCTCGCGCCCCATTTGACATGAGCCAGTAAGCACGTGATGATAGGCAAAGAGGTCACGATTTGGATATGATGTATCATACTCTGGGAACTTCTTGCGGAAAGCTTCTATGCGTTCTTCCTCTGTACTATCATCATATAGCTTCTCTTGCAGAGCGGTGAAAGCATCGTGTAGGGTATTACCATGTGCGAACTTGTTTTGCTCCTTAACAATGTAGCAAGGTTTTAGCGTCAAATCATTTTGCGGGATAAAGCCTTGCGCAATGTTGCCACGAACAGACTTGATAATTGTCTGTATTCCATCTACAATATAGCCATGGTTACCATTTATATCTTTTACGCCACAGTTATCGCCAAAGCCAAAGCCTGAGCCATCGTCACAGCCATAGCCAAAGCCAAAGCCTGAGCCATCGCCATGACCATAGCCATAGCCATGGCCAGAGCCATCGCCATCGCCATGGCCAGAAACATCGCAATCGTCACAGCCATAGCCATAGCCAAAGACAGAACCATAGCCATTGCCATCGCCAAGGCCAGAACCATCGCCATTGCAATGGTCATTGCTAAGACTTAGGAAGTTTTTAATTTTTGTCTCTAACGCTTCCATTCTCTTACCTCCTCTATAGACTTGATAGCCTTGTCTGTACAAGGTATAACCTCTATTGCATCAAGTATCGTGATACTATCAACTGTGACTGTAAACTTGCAATTGTCAGGACATGACGTTCCGTCCTTGGCAAGCTGTGATAATGAAGCTGCTCCATCCCAATACCACAGACGACGAGCGTTGTGTAATGTCACTTCTCTGCCATTCTGTGCTACAAGTGTTCCGAACTCTACTCCGCTACGGTCGCCACGAATGATTACTTTTTTGTTGATGTTTGTTTCCATTGTTTCTATTTTTATATTGTTAGTGTATTAATGTTTGTTTTTCTTTGCGAGTATTTAGCTGTTTATTTTACAAGCTCAAACTCGTAGACAAAGACGTAAGGGTTGGAGGCCCATGTACCTTTGCCTGCGATCTTGTCAATGAGCAGGGAGTATGGTTTTTTGGCTGTCCCATAGGTGGCAGATTCATCTGTGATGCTGTAAAAATGCGCCTTGTTTATTCTGCTCTCAAAATCCACGATACCCTCAGCCAAACAATCCTCTTCGCTGATGTCTTGCAGACGCTCGATACGAATGTTGGTGATATGGATGCAGTGAGGCATTAGGTTTGCACGGACGAACATCTTGTTGGTATAACCTTTACTTCGTATTAACGCATCTCTTAGCTGCAAATCTTCCACATGAGTAATGCCTAAGACATCTTGATAGGATTGCGCTACAGCGACCACGTCGTAGACGTTGTAACGTGATTTGGCAATCATATACTCGCCATTGAATATAGCGGCACTGCCACAAACATGGCCTTCATACCCATAGCCTTTGATAAGATTTGGAACTTCGCCGTTATAGGCAATACGTCTTGTCTGTGTCTTGCGACCTTCAAGTACGGCTCGGGTGAGTCCGTACTTGTCGTTGAACATAATTTTCTTCATAATTACATTCCGTTAATATGAATTACTTTTTCTCACTTGTGATACTCGTCCTTAATTGGTTCAACCTTGAAACTTTTATAGGAGTTACTTCCCATAAGCTCATCGTTATTGCCGAGACTGAGATAATCCTCAACAATTTCTTTGACCTCATCTTGTGTGTAACAATCACCTTCTTCAAGAGTGATTGTTACCTTGAATGAATATTGTTTCTCTCTCATTCTCTAATACTTTTAGTGCTTTGTTTAAATTATACTTTAAGTTCCGCGTCCAAGCCCAATGCCCAAAGTATATGCTGTAGCTCATGGACGTACTTGATAATACTTACCTTAACAAATAAGAGACGCAAACTACCCAAGCCTACTTGGTAGCCTTTACCGTCACCCAAAGGCTTTAATCCTAATCTGTTTTTTGCATAGACAACAGTGTCTTCCCGCATATTAAACCCGTTCTTTTCGAGGATTTCGGGGGTAAGGGGGATGGGGTCGATATTGCGACACAATACTCCCCATGGCCATCTGTCGTTTGAAATGGGTTTAAGACCAATACTACCTTCGTTTTCTTTGTATAGGGGTGTGGAACGTACTTCTGATACTTTTCCTATAGTACCTTGTTCTAATGAGCAGTTCTCGTTAACGATTACAAGGTCGCCTATTCTTAGGTCTTCCGCTTTAATCATTTCTCACCTCCTTCCGGTAACAGGTCGTCAAAATAACACCATTTAATAATACGTAATCCTTCAACATTGAGTTTCCAAGGATATTTTGCAATACGTCTGTCCTTGTCGTAAGAAACCTCATTCATTAAACTTATATATTGGATAATAAGAGGTTTGTCTATTTCGGGTTCTTCACTTGCGTCATGCCACAGATTGTCAACATTTATGTATTCGCATAATTTTCCACTCCCACCTTTATAAGGAACAGCATTAATACGAGCATCTGCTACACCTTCAATTTCACATTCTGCAAGTTGATAGTCCTTTATATAAATCCTTTGTGGTATTTTCTTTTCGTCTATCATATTATTCTCCTTTCTGTTTTGAGTTCTTATAACGACTTTTGATATTATTCAGTTCTAATACTGACATTTGTTTTTGAGCAATCCAGTGGTTAATAACTTGCTCTAATTTTTCATTCGATGACCTTCTGCTGTAGAAGTCTGGGCAATATGATTCTTTTCTTGTCTCTTTATTTAGCATGAAACAATATCCCCATTTGCACCAAAAACAGTTTTTACAATGTCCGTATCTCATTCCGCTTTTGTTATGTTGATTTCTACCTGAGTTAAAACTCCTTTTATTGCTGTGCTTCCTTTTCTATTTCCTCAAGCTTTTGTTCGTAAATTTTGATTACTGTGTCTTGCTTGCCGATAACCTTTACAACCTCCTCAAAATGCTTGAGGAGGTTGTCGTAAGCACTCTGTCTGCCAACCTTGTAGAATGTGTAGAATAATGCAAGGGTGATGGATAAACTGGCGATGATTTTCAATATTTCTATTATGAGCATAACTTAGAATTTTTCTCTGATTTTCTGAAATTGTTTAACGAATGTCTTTTCCGTGACCCACTCGCTGTACCGGGTGCGGTAGTAGGTTTTGGGCTTGCCTGATACCAAGCCGTTCTTGTCGCGAGGGGTATTGACGCTCTTGTATATCTTCGGGACGATGTCGGTGGACTGGTATGCCGTAATGTATTCGTCCTCGAAGGCTATGTGGGCAGTCTCACGGAACTTGACATTTTCGAGAGAGAAGGGGCAACTCATTCGCTGCCTCCTTCTGTGTAAGGTTTTGTTGTATTTAAGAAATGCTCGTTACCTTCGTAGTGGATGCAGTATCTGTAGCTACTGATTAAACAGTGATATTTGTATTCTGCGCCATCTTCATAGTATGAAAAAAAATTTACATTCCATTTTGCATCCTTATAGTTTCTCACCAACACTTTGTCGAACGGCTTGAACTGACATTCGGGCTTCATTGGCTCAACTTGCATGGTGTCGGGATTGTACTTGCCACCAAAGAACTTTTCCATGTCGGAGATAAATTTGTCACGTTGTTCGTCACTTGCCTTGACAAAGTCATCTATAGAAAGGACCCTTTTGTCTCTTTTTGCAAATCCCCCTTTTTTTAATTGAAAGACAGAAGCTTTGAAAGAGGTGTAAGAATCGTCAGTCCATTCTTCGACAAGAACTCCACAGCCATTGAATGAATGTATAGCCACGTCCCCTCGCTTGAAGAACTTGCTCCAGTCGCGCATTTCAGAGGAAGGAAAGAGTAAACATTCAGCACCTTCATAATTATAATAAAGTCCTGTTTTAAAGAACTTACTACAAATATTTGCATTATACTTTATTGTTATAAGAGCTGTACATTCAGTGTCAACTTCTTCAAGTGTAACTTCTCCAAATAAAGGCGAGTACAGCTTTGTACCTTTCGGGCAATCCTTCAATATCTCTGCTATGTTAAGCTTGTTTTCCATTGTTGTAATTTTTATAATAACACATTTCCATAAATTCTATTTTCCCGTTGATCTTTCTTCGTCAAATTCATGCGTAAGACGTTCTTGTAGTCCACATATAAACTCGTACATCAACTCACTCCATTCATCGGCAGGCTTGCCGTAGAGAGAATCCGCATAGTCACGAATATCGATGCATGCACCTTTCATGCCAAGAAGGAAACTTATATTATTTCTCTTTCTGCTTTCAGCAACTGTCACACCACCCAGAAGGTGTATGAGCCATGTCTTGATTTTCTTCTTCATAGTTCTTTATATTTATCGTCACTTCGTTTCCGGGCCAAGATAAACTCTGTCTTGTTTCTTTATTTTCTCCATAAGCTCCTTGACCTCGTTGCGGACAAGAATGTCTTCAAGGCCTAATTTCATTATTCCGTCGAGCGTCACAAGTATGTCGTGAGCAGTGAGCATATTGTGCCAACGCTGCACTTGGTCTATAAATGACAAAATATCAATGTTGTAGCTTTCAAGTGAGCGACTTTTACATCCTTTGTTGTATGTTAGCAGGTAATAATTCTTACGTGTCAGGAACCACCACAAGGCGGTTGCTTTAAGCTTTAAGTTTCTGAGCTTCTGTTTAATTGTCTTTTTATTCATAGCTGTATGTTTCTTAGAATGGAAGGTTGTGAGGATTGAGTCCTTAAGAGATGGACTTTTATTAACTTGTGTGTGGCACGTGGCTGCGCCTTGTTGAAATCGCGAACAATATGACGCTCAAGGTCGGTGTGCCATACAGGTTTGTCGGTGCCAGGAAGAGTGATTTCAGCACGGACTCGCTGACCATTGTCGAATGTGAGGATAGCTGTGCGCTGCTCACGAGGTACAAATGGATTGTGTATCATTTCGCACTCCTTTCTGATTCTACTACACATGAAAGCTGCTCTACTTTGGTCTGTAACTCCATATGTTTTTTGCAAGACTGGTCGCGTTCTGCTCTCGCATCCGATATACAAACAAAGCTAAATATAAATGACACAACTATTACTGCTCCAATACATAACCAGGGTAGACGATGTACAAAGCCGTCAATTTCACGACAAATACCCTTTATAAATGCCCAACCGTATTTTACTGCGTATAAGCCAGCTTCTTTTATTGTGGCATTGTCTACAAAGTCTATTTTTGTTGTTATCATAATTAATCCTCCAACTTCTTTATGTCTTGATATTCGTAATACAGTATGCGCTTCTTTGCTGATCGTGTGCCATCATTTTTGGGTGGATTCACGTAAATGGTGAAATGCCCATTCGGTGTTATACCGTTCAGAAGTGTAGGACGAATATCATGTATCCAAAACACCTCTTTTGTTTTGAGGTTAATACACTTATCGTCTTTCTTGTATGGTAGGCTTTTGATGTATTCATTTACAAGTCTTATAATGTTCTCGTTGATAATTCTTATATCAGCAAGTAAATCGATGATTTTGTTATTCATAATTTATAGATTGTTTTGTTATTATTTACTTTGATGTTGTTTATAGGAGTATCTTCTTTGAAGTATTCCCATGATGTATATTCTTCTTTCATAATTTTATGTATTTAAAAGGTTGGTCCACTTGATTCATACTCGCTATCGATAGGTAATATGTCGTTTGGTTCGTACTCGTCTTCTTCCTCGTACTCTTCATCATTACCGTCATCGTAGCAGTAAGGGTCGTTATCGCCATGATAGCCACCATTGGCGTAGAATGCTTTCCAGTCTATCATAGTAATTCAAATTGCCAAATGGTACATTCTACTGCTGCTCGACTAACTCCTGTGCATACTTTCCTCATAGCAACGTTTACATCGCCACGAATAAAGATTTTTTGACCCCTTACAAGACGCTTATCTGAAGAACATTCTCCTTTCTTCTTGCAATAGATTACCATGGACTTGTCTAATCCGTTCTTATCAATACCTCTTTTTACATCGACTGGGAACATTATTTCTTTTTTGTTATCGGCTGAAATGCCAACCTTAGCATCATCAGTTATTGTTCCTATAAATTCAAGTGCTATCATATGTTTGATTGTTTAGTGAAATATTTGAATAAGTATGTACATTTCAGCTATGAATATTGCTGTCATTATACAACCGGTAATAGTATCTTTATCACATTTCATAAGCTTGACCTCCAAAACTTTAATAGTTCTAAACCTGTGTAATATTTACGTTTTGTTGCTTTACGTATTCCACATTTTAGTAAACCTTCTTTTGTATAATTCAATATTGAGTTTCTGTGAACTCCCAATATCTTTGCAGCTTCCGCTATGCTGTAGCGTGATGTTGCATTTACTTCTGGTTCTACTGCGGTAATCATATTAATCTTCGTCTTCTTCGTTTAACAGTTCTGGATACTCTTTTTCCAAAGCATTTAATTCATTAACGAAGTCTTTTGCGGCTTCTTTTATCTTTATGATTGCTTCAATATTTGAAAGGAGACGACCTGCTTCCATGTAAAAGTTTGCTGCAAGGCTTGAAAATGGTCGAATTGAACCAGTTCCTCTTATTGTGAAATACTCTTCGCTTCGTCCAGTCTGTGCTTTCCATACCAATGCTAACATTGTATCTCTTTCTCCGTCAAGATAAATTGATATATTGGCACCTTTATAAGTAGGGTCTACACATTCTACCTTCCAGTTAGTATCTTTCAGTATTGCAGAAACTCTCTGTGAACACTTTTCAATTATTTCATTTGATTTATTCATCAACTCATTGTTTCTTTCAGTATTCATAATCTTTAATTTTTAATTGGTTTAACTTATTGGGAGGTGCTGGCTTAGTCAAATCTACCTCCCATCTTTCTATATGCAAAGGTACTAATAAATCCGCATATATACAAATATACTAATAGATATTTTAGTTAAATATACTAAATCTATAGATATTAACCAGTATTTATTTTCTAACTTTGCAAGAAAAGACATGATAAATATTGAAGAATTATTTTCTCTTACTGATGTTTCTGAAATCATTGGTAAATTAAAGGAACGGTCTATTTATGTTCCTAGTTGGAGTAAGCTCATAATCGAATATGAACCTAGTCTACACGAAATAGTCGAGGATAAAACTGGCCGGCGAGACAAAATCTTACCTGGTGGTATCGTCGAAAAGGCAGCGCGTATTCCTATCGGTCTCGAAAAACTTCTGACGCGCCGTATATCTGAATTTACGGTATCTATACCAGTAAAAAGAATATATTCTTACGACAAGAACGACGGCACTCTTAAATCTATAGCAAAGGCTATAGAAAAAATCTACACTAATGCACATATTGATGCAGAGAACATGAAACGTGCCAAGTGCTATTATGCATCTTGCGAAATGTTCACATTATGGTACACGCAGCGAAAAAAGAACAATCTATATGGGTTTGAAAGTGAATACAAACTCAAATGCCGTACATTCTCACCTATGGATGGGGTGCATATTTACCCTTTGTTCGATGAATACGAGGATTTGCTCGCCTTGTCTTTTGAATACGATAAGAAAGTTGCTGATACCACTATTACTTTCTTTGAAACATTCACATCTACACATCATTATAAATGGAACTCGTCTTCTGAAGATAATACAAACGGATGGCAGCTTGTAACAAGTGACGAGATAAGCATTGAGAAAATACCAGCTATATACTGGTATCGACATGAACCATGTTGGGAGGGATTAAAGCCAATTCGTGAAGATATTGAGTATACAATATCTCGAAACAGTGATGTTATTGCTTATAACTCTGCACCAATATTAAAAGTTGCCGGTGCTATTGTAGGAGAGGAACACAAGGGCGAAACACGACGAGTTTACAGAGTTATGGAGAACGGTGATGTAAGCTATGTTTCATGGCAACAGGCTATAGATGCCCTGAAATATCATGTAGACACTCTCATTAAGCTGTACTTCATGCAATCACAAATGCCAGATATTTCTTTTGAGAATATGAAATCACTCGGAAATATAGGCTACGACTCGCGCAAGACACTTCTAATGGATGCTCACCTCAAAATAGGAGAAGAAGCTGGTAAGTGGACGGAAGGCTTCGAGAGAGAAGCAAACGTAATAAAGGCATTCCTTGCAAAGATGAACACAAGTTGGGCTGATCGCTTGGATGAAATTTCCATTGAGCATGTTATCACTCCTTTCATACTGGAGGATGAAGCCGCTGAGATTGAGAAATGGATGAAGGCAGATGGCAATAAGCCAATCATCAGCCAAAAGGAAGCCATACGACGTGCTAACCTTACAGACAATGCAGACGAAACATTTGAGGAAATCCAAAAAGAAGAACAAACAGAGAGTGAGAGGTCTGCTCAATCAATGCCTAACTTATTTTCAGAAGAATGATAAAGAAGCAAGAAGTTATAATAAAACGCTTTTGTAGAGATTGTGCTCATGCTCGTGACTTTCACAGCATGAGCCTTCTCAATGAACCTATTTTGTGCAAGTGTGACTATCAGCGCTATAGTATGCTGCTTAATCATGACTCTTGCGATAACTTCAAAAGAAAAACGTAATGGCTAAGATTAAGACACCAAATCAGAAAAAAGCATACAGGGAACTTGCTAAACGGCTCAATAGATACACCAAGCGTATATTAGCTATATATGCTGTACTTGCCAATGAAGCTGCTAAGATGGCAATTTCCGCTGGATATGATGGCGATAAGGAGTTTTCTTTTGATAACTACCCTAAGACCAAACGTAAGGTTAATTCTCTGCTTGACTTCTATGCGGAGAATATGCAGACTGTTGTGTATAGTGGTATCACTGAAGAATGGGAGAACAGTAATACATTCCAGGATTTGCTTGTGCGTCGCGTTATTAAAGCTTACACAAAACGTATTGGTGACAAACGTGTAAAGAGATATTATGAACACAACAAATCTGCCAAGGAAGCTTTCAAGAAGCGTACTATCAATGGAATGAATCTATCGCAGCGTATATGGGATCAACGTGAAAATGTTAAGAAATCTCTCGAACGTGCTCTATCTACTGGTATAGAGAAAGGAATGAGTGCTGTTAATCTAAGCAAGCGTGTCAGCAAATATTTAAATGATTATTCGTCTCTTGCTAAGGACTATAAGAAGAAATATGGTAAAGCTGTAGACATACAGAGTTGTGAGTATCGAAGTGTTCGTCTTGCACGTAACGAGATTAATATGGCATATAGATCTGCAGAACAAGAACGTTGGAGAAGCCTTGACTTTATAAAGGGTTTTGAGATAAAAATGAGCGGTAGCCATCCAAAAGAGGATATGTGTGATGTTCTTGCTGGTATATATCCTTCTTCTTTTAGATGGTATGGATGGCATGTGAATTGCATGTGTTTCGCTATACCAATAATCATGTCGGAAAAAGAATATTGGAGTGATGGTCCGAAAGAATTATACACAGAAGTCCCTAACAAATTCAACAAGTGGATAGGGGATAATGTCGACAAGATAAAGGCGAATAAGAGTTTGCCGTATTTTTTGGAAGACAATGCTAATTTTATAGATAACGAGAGTCTGCGTTTTGTAGTACGCAGAAAAACTGAGTACATTAGATATAAAAATGACCCTTCCTATAAGGATGTAGAAATAAATTCTATTGGTGGATTTAAGGCTGTTCATGTGAGCCACAATACGCATAACTATTCAGTCAAGGATTTCTTTAATGGCACAATGGATGGTGACGATTTAGAGAATGAATTTATAAGAGTTGCTTTCTCTAATGGTCATAGCGTAATATTCTGTGAAGAGGGCAAAAAGGACAAATCTGGAAATCAAATGACAGCTCTTGATATGATTTTAGACGGTCGCTTGATGGACTTGGCGTCTATTACGAGCAGTTCACGTGACTACAGAAATCAACTACTGAACAAAAGTCGACAGCTAAAAAAATTCAATTCAAGGGAAGATATAACTAATGAGTATCATGATGTATGTCTTTATTTTCACGATTCTTTTTTGTTTGATGAAAAGAAACTTATTGATGGCTATCAGAGAATGATAGGTGCTTTAAAAAGCAAAAATTCTTCGACTCCATTGAAAAATGTATTATGCGCTATACTACGTAAAGGAAAACTTGAGTTGAAAGAATATAATTTTTAATAAAACACGAGGCATCGTAAAGAAGCAAGACGGGGGTAGACCATTAAGGTGTCCCTACCCTCATCTGATTTTGGACTTAGATTTCGCTTCTATTACGATGCCTTTATTTTGTTTATCATTAACTTGCCTTTTAAGAAGGGATTGAGGTCCGCCAGAAGCCTGCATCTATCGACCGACATGTGAGAGGCTTGCCCAATCCCTATATCTTTATACCTTCACCTTACTACTGCAAAGGTAGTCATTTTCCGCTGAAAATGCAATAAATCATCAATGAATTTTAATTGGTATAAAAGCTCGGGTGTTACTTTTTGTATTTTGTGGCTTCATAGGTTAAAGAATTAATACGTTTCTTTTAGACCTGCCTTTCTGTATGCCAGCATCATCAAGTTACTTATTCTCTCTTGAATGGATGCAGAAATGTCAAGCATATCACCGATAATAATCATACACTTGGTCCGGTCATGTTCGGTGACTTCCTTGGCGTAATCTACTTGTCTCTTTAACTCGTCAAGGTCTGTTTTTAGTTCTTCGGTGTCAAGAAGATACTTCTTTGATTTCTTTCTTGGTACTGGATCTGTTACGATAATACCTCTCCTTTGTAAGTTGTGAAGCCATTTTCTTCCTTGCTCGGTCCATAGTAGCATTGAGTAGGATTTACCTTTCTTTACTCCTGTCTTGATAACAGATAGTCGCCCATTGTCGTACTTCTCTGCCATTACCCATGAACCGTTGGTCTTATAGATTATCCCTGCGTTCTGTAACTCGATGTTTAATGCAGCTGCACTCTTCGCTCCAAGTAGCTTTGCCATTTCCGTGGCGTTGTAATACTTGCCGTTAGCTTTGAGTACTTCCTCTGCATAGCGTGCGTTGTCAATCACATCGTCTACCGTCTGCACTGGCAGGTACTCTCTTTTTTGGTTCTCTACTTCCAACTGGAGTTGTTCTACCCACTCCTTGGTTTCCTTGACTTGAGCCATCCAGCTTTCGTCTTTCTGAAGTTCCTTGGCTCTTTCTGATAATTGTTTTCTTGGTGCCATAATCTTTTTCGCTAACTTATGTCGCCCTGAGCTCATTTAATAAATTAGGCAGCCGCTCATTACGCCTTCTGCGAAAAAGACACCATATAGGTGAAAATGCGTAATTCACGACTGCCTATAATTATGGCTGTAACGTATAATTGTCAATATGTCTGAACTTAACGCGTGTCTCACGACCAAATATGGCATCCTTTTCGCATATACAAAGGTACTAATTTTTTCGCAATCCACCAAATTTTTAGGCAAGAAAACTAAAATTATTTCTCTGTATATGAGCGTG